TGCTGTATATGCGCCTAAATTTATCCCGCTAACCTGCCCCTGAGTTGTAACCCATCCAGCTTGACCGGCTGCAATATCCGCCCTTACTATTCCCAAAGTTTTTGAGCTAAACGTATCGCTTGTATTTTTCGCTAACTTAACCGCTGCCCTGTCACCCGATGCACCAAAAATGTAAACAACCTGCCCCTTCGTTATCGTAACCGCTTCGGCATTGGTTACATATGCCTTTACTACTGTGGCAGTATCGCTTGCGGCAGCACCGCCTAACTTTATCCATTGCGTACCTGACCACGAATAAACCGAACTATCTGCAGCGGCATATCTTAATGCACCAGCACGCTTGCCATTGGTTGCGGATGTTTGCGGGAGCAGGAAAGTAGAATCAAATGCACCGCCCTTCCATTTATAATAGTTGTTAAAGTTCGTATAAAGAACTCCATCAATAGTCTGCCCATAGGCAAAATTGATAATCAGTAAACTACAAAAGAATCCTAATATTTTCGCCTTCATTGACAGAACCATTTATTGTTATTGTTTTTGTTGTTGCATTATGGGTAATATACCTGCGATCTGACCTCACCACATACGTCTGCAATATACCATCGATAAATACAAAAGGAGGGATAGTTAACTGATTATTTTGATAATCAGTATCTCCCTGCTCCATCGGCTGCCCGGTACCTACTATGAAATCTGCAACTGTCATAAATCTATTGGTATTAATATATACGAAATTGCCATTCGGTAACTCATAATCAGATGGCACCTGACAGGCATTGTAAATAATAGGTAGTTTTAACGACATCTCAAAAGTAACCCCTGCTAATATATCTTCCTGACCCTGCCTGAAATACTCAAAGTTTGCAGACCTTTCCATCTTCCATTCATGTAAATCCCACCCTACCTGAGCCAATAAATCATGCCCTATCTGCTCACAATCGCTCTGCATCTCAAGTTCATCCATATTTTCAACATGATGAATGTCCGCAATGGTTACTAAAATCTGATAAGTCTTTTCTTTGCCGGTAATAGATGATGTATTAAGCGTGTACCATACGGCAGGATATTCAACATCTTTATAGTCGAATACAATAAAGTCCTCAGCTTTTACGTGCTTTGCAGTCCTTACCATTTTGTGGCCGGAGGCTATCTCGATCAGCTTTTTTATTATTTGATTGAGCGTCATGTTTTTTAAGATAAGCCTTTAACAGCTTTTGTATTTTGTTAGTATATTGATTGTTCATCGGCAACAGGATAAAAACTCATAACGATACCATTTAGGCATCTCTTTACGGCTAACATCAGTATTACCTAAATAAATACCAATTTCAAAGCTCGTACGCTTTGGCACAAAAGTATCTACACGGCTGCCAGGATTTATATATTCCTGAAACTTATTACCATTGCCAGCCTCCTCAATTAAATACCTGATAAGCCTTTCCAAATACCATTCCGCCCTATTCTTAAATTTAGCAGTAAAATCATCAATCTCTGAACTACTTACCGCTTCGCTATTCTCAGTCGTTTTACGTGTAAGCCCTTTGTTCCATAACTGAAAAGATAAAGCTGGAGCAAGTTCACTAATTGTGTAATGTATAAGAGGATCTCTGATATAATCTTTTAATAGCGTTTCTTCGTCTGCCGTCAAATCATCATTGTCAATCCCATCCTGCAATCTCTCATATAAAGCAGTACCCAAAACAGGAAGCAGATACATCTCCTGAACCGCCTTAATTTCAGGTACAATCATTTTTGAATCTATGTTTTTATGTACGGCTGAACGCTCATAAATATTTTCAGGACTGATAAATAATATATCTCTCATGTTTTATTTTTTCTTCATTACAATATTAGACTGCCAATTGTGACGGCATGATACAGAATGAGTGCCATTTGGCTTTGTCCACCAACCTCCACGCCTATCCCATACGCTGTAACCTAATCTCATACTCATAGATTCAATTTCGCTACGTGACCATAACTTATCCATTTCCAATAAACGAGCGCAAAAATCACGATTCCTGTCATCCTGCGGACCTTCATAAGAATAAAGGATTTTGAAATTAAGCGTTTCAGGTTTCTTATCTGTTTGCGTTTTCAATGGCTCTGTCAAAGTCCTTTCAATAACTTCATCCTGTCCTACCTTTGTAACCTTCACAGATATACGACCTTCGCTCGCTAAACGCTTTAATATTTCTTTAACGCTGTCAACCTCCAAATCCAATGTTTCTGCAATAACATCAGGGGTTATGCGCTTATCTTTACGCAACAAATCCATTACGTTTGTTTCTATCTGTGTAACATCAGCAAATGTTTCTTTACCGAAAACAAACTTTGAACTTTTTACAATCAAATAATCGCTTTTTAATTCTCCACACTTTGCAAATTCAGCTAATAATAATTCATCCTTTTCATGACTGCTGAACTCCTGCACCTCATTATCTATTGAAAGCATCGTATTCACTTCATCATCATTCAATCCTAAACTACTTTTCAAAAGTAACTTCGCCTGATCCTGACTGATTTCACCTTTCTCAAACTTTCTAATAATCCGTGTAAGGCTCTGCCATTGGCGGCCGCTTAGGTTTTTGAGATTCTCATTAACTGGTGCACTTTGAACTGGTGCACTTGCATCCGCAGGCGGTGTACTTATTTCAGGATATTGCGAAGCATCAATACCTATCTTTTCCAATAACCATTTCTTTGGAGCTATCTGTAAAAGCGTCTGTTCGCTAAATTCAAAGCCTATCGGCTCAACTGGTATTATCTTATGCTCCTGACCTGTAACCTCCTTAAAAAGCAGTTCTAATGCTTGCTGTTTGTCATTTACATAGGTATTCTTAAATATCTCATAAGCATCTCTAATCTCACTACGCCCGCCTAATTGCCCCTCAACACGAATACCAAACAGCATCGGACTTGTAACCTGATGCCCACTAAATATCTCCTGCTGTACGCTTTTAGCCAATATATCAAAATGCTTATCTAATTCCGTACTGCTTAAATCGTCAAGTTGTGGCCGTTTATTCGGATCTTTTCCGAAGTTCAATACAATATTTCCCGCATTTTCACTACCCGTAAACTTACTCTTAAATCCTTTCTCAATCTCTCTTTTCTCCTCCTCCGTAGGTATGCCCTCAAAAAAGCTAATCATCTTTGAAGCAAACATCCCATTTGTAATCGTACTCAAATGATATTTACTAATTTCAATATCAGTCTGTATAGAATTAAGCGCACCCATGTAACCCGGATAAGAATAAGTTTCAACACCCGGCCGATACTCTTTGTAATAAAGTATCTGTGTCTGATTGCGAAGCATAGCCACATCTAACTTAGGATCGTAGGCTGCAAATACTTTCGGTTCATCCTTTTTGTAACTATCCCAATCCTTCACATAAAACTGCGTATTATCTTTGCTTGATCTTACCTTTTGATAAGGTACATGATAAAAAGCACCGATATTGCCAGCCGCATTGTACTGAATCTCTAAATAACAACCACCGAAAACCTCAATATCTAAACAGGCTTTTTTAAGTATTTCATTGCAGTTTTCATAAGGGTTTGCCTGTACTACTTCGTCAAATCCCTTACCTACAATGTAATTCACCTTACCCAACACTATACCATTATGCTTGCTGCTTTTATTAAACATTGTCAGCAGCATATTTGGGAACTTATTATCTTCCCCAAACATAACCCAGCCCTTATTTGGCAGTTCCTTCATTACAGGAACTTTAACATCTGCAAACTTTATAAAACTTACACTATGTCGCATCATATACTTTGTATGTTGTTGGATTATCGTATTTTGTTGTCGTTACATCCTGACCATCAGATAAAAACATTAGCCCCGTTTCAACCACCGCACCTGCACTCGCCTCAATCAAATTAGAAGGGCTTGCCTGTTCATATATCGTATAGGTAAACCACCCTTCCTCATAATTAGCAAAGTAAGTATTTACAACTACGTCAAACTCATTAAACCTATCCTTATATAAACTCTGATCGGCACTATTTACCAAAACAAACTTTACCTTTTCATTCGTTATTCTCGACTGAAAAACACAGAGAAAGTTAGCATCTAAAATCGTCTGCTTCTCCTTTAATGTGAGATAAATTGTATCGGTATTGCCTTTTGTGAACTTAATCATTTCAATATAAATACCATTAAACAAAAACGCCCGCCTATTTCAGGCAGGCGCTTAACCATTAATCATCTATTCTTAACCGGCAGTTTCCAAAGCCGCAGCTACTGTGCTATTCACTTCATACAGTTGGTCAGGCTCTTTACCAATAAATACAAGGCTGTAACCTGAACGATCACCGAATGCAGTTCCGCTTCCGCTTGTACTTCCACTCATATCTAAGCCTCTTTCCTTACCCAGCATCCAAAACTTATTATTGTTATCCTTAACAACCGCAACCAGAATATTCTGCGCCAACAATTTCAGCTCAGTATTGATGGCAGCGGATAATTTGTTTACTACGATGGTAAGATTTTGTTCAAAGAACAAAGTACCGTTTTCGCTTGATACTGTAGGATTATGAGTAAATGATCCAGTTTCTTTTGGCAGTTCATACTTCCAGAAACGTTTACCGGCAGCCTTAGTCAAACCAGTAACTACACCGGATGCAGCTACAATACCACTTACATTACCTTTCTCGATAAAGTAAACCTCTGTAATCCCACCGGCTGAATCTTTACAATCCAAACTATATCCTTGCGTAAGTGCGCAGGCCATATTATTATGTTTTAAGAAAGGGCGGCCATTGACCGCCCTATGTTATTAATCAATTACGCTTCGAACTTAGTTATTTCGTCTGGGAAGGCGAATTGAATTCCCAGCTTAAATGAAGCAGAAAACTTCATGTTTCTGTCATCCTGAGAATACCACATCTCAAAGTTATCTTCTTCACCTTGCAGATCAACTCCCATGGAGATATTGCTCATTCTGAAAGCATAAATATCATTAGTGCCAGTCAGACCATGAACAGGAACAACGCTATATGAAGTACCGGGAACTTTGAACTCGGCAGCAGGTGCATTATTTTCAGTACCAGGATTGTAATGATACAGATTTGCATCTACATAAGCCTGAATCAGCAAATCGTAAGTATCCCATCCTACGAAGATGCGCACATCATTCTTTCCTTTGATCTTAGCAGGCAGAGCCTTAATAACAGCAAGTACAGCAGCCTTAGCTTTTGTAGTCGAATCGATAGCTGTGATAGGCGCACCGGCACCATAAAATCCAGTTACGTTAGCATCTACAACTGTTGCACCTGCATCAGATACAAGCTGCTTAACACCTTTGAACTTATTGAGCAGTCCATTAGTTCCACCGTAACCGCTACCAGTAGCTTGCCAGATAGCAACTTCCAGAGCTTCGGCAATCAGACCGGCTTTCAATGCTGTATATTCTTGAGCGAAAGCAAAAGTTTCATAATTGCTTCCTGCAGTCAGAGCCTTTTGCAGATACTTACCTTCCAGATCTTTCGGGCAGATAATCTCTTGTATCTTCACTTTTCCGACTGTAAGCGTTCGCTGCGTAAATTCGCTGGTTCCGCTTGCAGAAAATCCGCAAGATGAATCATCCTGAAAGAATACATCAGTAGCCATTCTGTTTACCGTTTCGCTGGACTTTACACCAGTCATAACGTTACCTTCTGCAATAATCATTTGTTGAGTGCGAGCCTCAAACAAAGACTGTGTAACGAGTTGCTTCTCGTTTTGTTCTACGTAGGCTGTCAAGCCAGTTACTAATAAAGACATCTTATTTTACTTTTTTAATTGTGATACAAAATTTGAATACGCTTTTATCTTATCTGCTTTTGTAGAAGCAGAATGCTTTGTGAATTGATTAGGCATTTCGGCGGGTGCTTGTGAAGGCACATTTACCAAAGTGTCTACAAGGTTTATAAGACCCTGCATAGCTTCTCTTTGTTTACCGAATGCCGCTTTAAGACCTTCATAATCAGATTGCAATGCGGAGAAGTTAGATTCATAAGCAGAAAATTTACCTTCCATTTCAGCAATTTTCTTCTTCATTTCCTCATCTTCTTTTTTCTTTACATCTTCAGCACTTTCAATCTCAATCTCTACTTTTTCTTCAGCCTCTTTTGGCATGATTT